GGCAAAGGACAAAACGGCTTCCGGGGAAGGATGAAGGCTATGGGAGGTAACGGTTATACGCATAAAAAAGGAAGGAAAAAGGAGCACCCCACTGCCGCAAACAGAAGATGCTCCTTTGATCCAACCGATAGATAAAACCTTACCTCTCAATTATAGCACGAAAGATTTTAACTGCAAAGGAGGTAGTGAGGTTGCCAGAAATATTTATTACGCTCGAAGAGGCTGCTGAGTTAGAAGAAATGAGCTATCAAACATTTGTTGTAAAAAAACATAGAAATCCAGAATTATTCAAAACAAAAATTGAGAAGTCAGAAACCGGCGGTAAGGACAGGGTGATGGTGGCACTTTCCTCCCTGTCGGAGAAAGCGAAAAAGAATCACAAGCGAAAACAGCAGGAGGATATACGAAGGGTGCTGGACACCCTGAAGCCATCGGACGGCGAGGAGGAAACCGCCTGGTATGTGGGCGTGGATTTGGGCTGGTACATGAAAAAGTACAGGGACAAATTCCTAAAGGCGGTGGAAACGGTAAGGCTGGTGGAGAAATACCTGGAGTACGACGACGGGGGCAAGACGGATTACACCGACGAGTTTGCCAAAAAGCACCTGAACATGACAGGAAGGAATTTCAGGCGGTTGGTGGACAGGTACCGCAGGGGCATGGCGGCGGCCATGGAGATGAACGAGTACGACGGGCAGAACTACGACTTCTATAAAATCCTTGCCCTCTGCCCCACGCCGAGGAACCGGAAGGCGGAGGTGTTCACCGATGAAATGAAGGTGCTGGTGGAAAACCTGTGGGCCGACAAACGCTACCAGGTGAACCAGCAGTGCCAGACAGAGCTGCATAAAGCATTTGTAAAGCTGGCGAAGGAAAAAGGCTGGGAGCCTATCCCGAGCTACCCGACGGTGAACCGGTATATCAAGCATCTCCGTGGCAAGTACGCAGATGTGCAGTTTTTCCTCCAGAACGGAAGCCGGGAATTCAGAAGGAAGAGGATGCTCAAGCGCCTTAGGAATACAGCACGGCTGCAGGTGCTGGAGTTGGTGCAGGGTGACGCGCACACCTTCGACTGCTGGGTGAAGGTGGTGAGGCCCAACGGCCAGGTGAACGCCATCAAGCCGGTGCTGGTGGGTCTGATAGATACAAGAAGCCGCTGCCTGGTAGGCTGGGCTATCTGCGAGGTGCCCAACGCACAGATTATCAAGCAGGTGATCTACAACATGATTTACCCACGGAAGAATACTCCCATCCACGGGGTGCCCAAGGTGCTCCTCATCGACAACGGAAGGGACTGGACGGCGAAGGTTTTAACCGGCAGGCCCCGGACGGAAAGGTTTGACACCGATGAGGCCACCAGGGGCTTCTACAAAGCGGTGGGGATCGAATACGACAAGCGCTCCCTACCCTACCAGGGCTGGTCGAAGTCGCAGATAGAAAGGCTGTACGGGACCATCTGTACTGTTTTCACGAAACGGTTGGACTCTTATGTGGGGACACTGACCGGCACCAAAACCAGCGGAAAGATCAAGAAGGACATCAAGAAGATGCTGGAACGGGATGAACTGCTGACCATCGAGGAATTCACCGCTGCCTTTGAACGGTACATCAACGAGGAGTACCATTTAGGGGAGCATGGAGGACTTAAAGACCAGAAGGAGCCCAGCCCCATACCGCTGGACGTGTTCATGAAGGCGGAAAGGTACCTGAAGGCCGCGCCTCCGGTGGAGGTGTCAAGGCTGCTGCTCATGGAATGCCAGGAAAGGAAGGTAACCGGTGTGGGTGTCCAGGTCCTGGGCAAGACCTTCCAGCACGAGCTGCTGGGGCCGTATATCGACCAGTGGGTGGATATACGCTACAGCCTGAGCGATTACGAAATCCTGCATGTCTACGAAAAGGACGGTACAAAAATTTGCGAGGTGCGGTACGAGGACGGTCTGGACATTCTGGCAAGGCAAGGGGACGAACGGCTGGAAAAGCATATCCGGGAGCAGAACCGTCAGCAGCGCACCGTCCGAGGCAAGGCCGAGTATCTGGCAACACCCTTCGAGGAACGGGCGCAGCTCAAGGCGGAAAGGATGGTGCTGCTGCCTGAGCTGTCGGATGAAAAGCAGCAGGTGGTCAGCCTGCCGGAGGACCAGAAGCACAGGAACATGATGAAATCGAGCAAAAAGAAGGCAGCCGCCAGGGATGAGCGCAACGAATATTTTGACAAGCAATATGAGAAGGCTATGGCAAAGTTGGCCAACCTATAACGTGAGGGGGAATTATCAATGGAAGCATACAATCATAAGCTGGACGTTGCCGCAATGGCAAGCAAATATATGAAGGAAAACAATCTTTCAAACGAGGATTTTGCAAAGAAAATCAACTTTTCAAGGCCGACGCTGGTACAGTACCTGGGAGGGAAATATGCGTCCAATCCTGTAAACATAGAAAAGGCCATCCTGGAGTTTTTCAAGGCCGAGGGTTTGCTGGAACAGGAGCAGCCGATGAAGGAAGAAAACGCGCCGGTGGCGAAGGCACCCGTGAAAAGGAGCGGCTTCTTAGCCTCCCGGGATGCACGGGAGATCCTGGCCAGGTGCCAGGCCTGCCAGGAGGAAAAGGGACTGGGCCTCATCATCGGAAGACCCGGACACGGAAAAACCTTCATGCTTAACCATTATGCGAAGGCTGACAGGGTTTGCTACATCGTATGCAATAGCAGTATGACCAGAAGAGACCTGGTAAAGGCAATTGAAAGAGCTATGGGCCTTCCCAGGGGCAGCGGATCAGTAGACGACAGGATCGACCTTATAAAAGACTTCTTCAGGGTAAACAGCGGGTACCTGATAATTGTAGACGAGGCGGACAAGCTGGTGAACAGTGACACGGTATCAAAGCTTGAAACCCTGCAGACAATCTTTGACATAGGGAATGTGGGGATATTGATTGCCGGTGAGCCGAGGCTCAAAAAGCTTATCAAGAATTACCATCCTATGTTTGCCAATAGGATAGAATTCTTTCTTGAGCTTAGGGGGCTGCTACAGGATGAAGTTGAGGAATACCTGGAGGATTACAGGTTCACACCGGAGGCTATGAAGGAAATGGTTTATCGAGCAACAAACGACAATACAGGCTGCTTCCGGCTGCTGGACAGGACGTTCAAGAACGTAAAAAGGCTGGTCGGGCCGGAGGAAGAGATTACCCTGGAAATTATCAACAAGGCCAGCAGCATGATGCTGCTGTAGGGGGGTGTAACAAATGGCGAAGAGAAAAAAGAGCCTTAAGTACTCCGCCGAGGCGGCAGCGGTACCGGCGACAAAGAGACGCTGCCTGCTGAGGGTCAGCATCCGGGACGGAGTGATCGAAAGCCGCCTGGAGGAGCTGTGGGCGCGTCAGGGATGCGTTCAGGTGGAGGATAAGGAAACGGAAAGGGAGGTTTCGTGATGAACATAGTACATTGGCTTAGGTATAGGTTCAGCAGGACCTACAGGACGTTATATGATTGCAAAAAGCTGTGGACGGAGGTCATGGTGTCCTCCGGCAGCATCACAGTGAACAAATAAAGGAGGTCAAAATTATGGCAAGAGTAAGGATTGAGAGCGCAAAGCTCAAAAGCTGGGAGGATGTCAGCCTGAACCTGAAGGAGATCGGCGAATGCCAGATTGCCATCGAGGGCATTGAAGCCGCGATGAATGAGAAAATTTCCGATCTGAAGCTGGAGGCTGCCGTACAGGCCAAGCCATACCAGGACACCATCAAAAAGCTGGAGCTGGAAATCAAGGAATTCACCGAGGAAAACAAGGTGGACATCAAGGGTAAAACCAAATTCCTTGATTTTGGGAAGGTAGGCTTCAGGCAGAGCACCAAGATTATCATCAAGAGCATCCAGGCGGTGCTCAATGGGCTAAAGGCCAGAAAGCTGGATGACTGCATCACGGTTACCGAGACGGTCAACAAGGAGCGCTTGAGGGAATACCCGGATGAGGTGATCGCCGCCGTCGGGGCCAGCAAGAAAACGGAGGATGTTTTCTGGTATGAGGTTGACAAGGAAAAGCTGGTCAACGTTTAAGGAACAGCAAAGGGACGGCAGGCGCTGTCCCTGCTTTGTATCCGTGAAGGTTAGGAGGTGACGCGGGAATGAAACCGGCAGCGGGAAAGATTGAAAAGTGGCAAATCCAAAGAATTCACATCTATGGCAGCCAACTGGGGCTTGTAGACCGTTCGGCACGGCAGGACGGACAAATGGACGAGCTGCACCTGCTGATCCACAGCATGACCGGAAGGTGTTCGACCAAGGAGCTTACCCGCATGGAAGCCAGTATGGTGCTGAACCGGCTGGAGGATATGATGAAGGCGCAAGGCCTGACCGTTGGCAGAAAGGCTGACGGAAAAGCGAAAAACACGTCCAAAGTGCGAAGGGCGGGGATGATTACCCCGGAGCAGGAAAAGGCGGTTTGGTTCCATATGTACCGGCTTGCAGAGCTCGACCGGGAGCCGTCAAAGGCAAGCCTTCCCTACCGGCTGTGCCGAATCATTGAAAAAGAACTAAAGGTAACGGCGTTTGAAAAAGACATCTTCCGTTTTATCTCCCAGCCTCAGGCGGGCGTTTTGATTGAGAAAATCAAGAAATATGTCCAGTCGGCCAAAAGAAAAAGCAAGCAGGAGAAAGACGATAAACTACAGACGCTGCTTTCGGAAGCCTCCTCCCTTCAGGAAAAGCTGCTGGAGGCGGACGGCGCGCAATGGGCGGAGCTGAAGGAAAGGCTTACTCAGGTGGAGCGCGAGCTGGATGTGCTCAGGATACACAGGGGGTGATTGGCGGGATGATGTCCGTGGAAAAGGTGTCCTTGCTGATCCAGATATTGCAGGACATCAAAAAGACCTATGAATACAACCAGGCATTGATTGAGGACAAGGAAAAGGAAACCCAGGATCTGCTCCATGAA